GCATGTGTTTACAAGGAAGTGTTTTAGACTCATTAAATGAATTTCTAGAACAACAAACCTCATTAATTTATTATCTAGGTGTAACGGACATTACTAGTTCCATTTTATCCCAATTGAATGATCCCACAACATCCTTGGTCGCTGTGTCGGGGTTTCCTGCCATAGCTCAAGGAAATTTAGTATCAGCTGCCCTATTAAATAAAGTATATGGCATTTTTAAAGGTGATATCTCTCTCTTGAAAAAATATACACCGATCGGAAACAATGCTAATTCGACGTACTTCTCGCAAGCCAGCTCATCCAATCCATTATATGCAATTTATAACAACAATTTCGTAACGGTCATCGGGCTTACGGGCTACACCGCCACAATCAACGACAACGGCACCATATATTACGTGAATGTTAACTTATTGAGCCCTTACATTTCGGAAGGCATTTTCTTCGGTTAAATAGTCACCTAATTTACCCAAAATAGTCACCAAAATAGTCACCAATTAATAAATTTACTAGAATTAATTAAATTATTAGTACTATATAGGAAATTAGGCTCCCATTAGCCCTATTTGTGCCCCTTTAAGGGAAAAACAGACCAATGGGTCTTAAATTATAATCAATATGGACGATGGGATATTTTCATTTTGATTATAATTAATATTAAATGTCCAAACTAATGGTGTTACTACTGTCGGATTTATTACGGCGCTTTGATTTGCCTGATTTACCTACACTCATACCCATGTCTGCATGCATCTCTTTTAATTCTTGAATGCTAATGGTACTAGAATCATCCTTCTTAACTTCCACCTTTTTCGTTTTTAATCCTTCTAAGATATTACTAATGTCCGGCGAAGAAGGTCCTTTACTAGAGGGTCCAGACATCTCGGGTCGTGGTCGCCTAGCCGTTTGCTCTGGTCCTTTAGATACAGGTGCAAACCCCGATCTTCCGCTGACTCCTTGGTTGGTATCGGGATCAAACGACGATTGGGTATTTGGTCGTCTAGAAGGAGGCATATTTTTTGTTTTCATGGGTGGAGGAGGTCCTTGACTTTCATCGGTATTCATCATATTGTTCATGAAATCAGAAAATCCTGGATTTTGATCCCCCATGGAATTTACGGCAGCTTGCGTAAATTGTTGCGCTAATACAGGATTTTGACGCATGATATCGTCCATACCAGGCATGGCCGATTTAAACATGGTGTTCGTCATGTGCAACATAAGAGCACTTCCTCCCAATTGAAACAATAATTTAATTTCTGGCGCCATTTTCGCTTTGGATTTGTATTTCTCGTGCAATTCGCTAAAAATTTCATCGTAGTCACTGATGTTTTCGTTGACCTGTTCAGCCCAACCATCCAACTTAAAATCAAAGGGATCAAATTTATTATTTAAAAATTCTATACCTGTGATACATGCCATGAGCATTTTACCTTGAAATTGGACTGCGTTTTGTTTTTCTTTTTCACTCATCAAGGTTTCATATTCACCTTGCATTTCAGATAAGGAAGACTCCATGGTATATTGTTTGGTTAACCTTGCTCCTTTTTTCTCTAAATTTTCTAATTTCCGTAAATACTCGAATTTTGTTTTTAATAACTCTTCCTTTGACATCTCGGGGGCTTTTGGCGCATTTGCATTATCCGGATCAATCGGCACATTGTTGAATTTACCATAACCGTCCCAGGTTTTTGCTGATCCACTCACGTCTCCTGCTGCGGATTTGCCTAATCCACTGTCGCCTTTGGGTTTATCAGTATCAAAGGAAACCGTTCTAGGTGAAATAGGTTCTATTTTTATGTCTTCTTGTTTATTGCTATCACTAGACGATGAAAAAATGGAGCTAAACATTCCTTTGTCTTTGGTTGTCTCTGGTTCCTTTACGGTTTTTACCTCATTAGTAGATACTTCCGTTAAATCATTTAGTTTTACGGAACTTGATTCTGTGGTTTTAGAAAGATCATTTAATTCATTTTCTAGATTGGTTAAATCGCTGATATTAATATCGCTTGTGGGACTTTTTGATCCCTCTTTTTTTTTTTCATTCATAAGTAATTCAATGCCTCCGCCAAAATTAACCGATGGACTTGAAATATTGATTTCTTTGGGTGTGGATGAACTTATTTCTATAATATCGTTTTGACTCATTATGAATTATCTAGAACTTATAATTTTAAGTATTCCGCATTTAATATATTATGTTCTATATACCAAATGCCTTGTAAAAAAGAATCCGCTAGATCATCTTTTTTACTATGACTTTCGTAATGTCCTTTCCAATCAGATAATTCCTCGTGAACATCTAGAGATTGTTTGGTTACTTCCATGCCTTTTTTTTTTCGTTCAGCATATTTGCTACCTTTTTCTAGAAATCGCTTTAGTTTATTTGTCGCAGATATACATTCTATTTTATCTTGCTGTTTCATAATAAAATATTGTATCACCATTCCCTGAATACTTTTCATTTTTGGTGCTATATTTCCTAATTGATTTTCAATTAATACGGTGTCTATGATATACTTGTTAAATCTCGCGTCATATTTTTGTTGAATGGTTTTTCCTAAAGTTACAACATCACAATCCTTTGTCTTTGTTTTTGTTGCTAAGGTAAACAATTGGGTATCCTTTATGATTTTTAAATCTCTTAGCATGCTGGTCTTGGTGCTTTGATCGCATTTTACTTTTACCCAAGGTTTAGTGGTTTGATAATAGTTAAGTATAGTAATCAGTTCAGGCAACGTTTTTTTACTTATTTTTTCTAAAGGATACTCTTTAGATGCGATAAAATAAGGAAGTTTACGAGTATGTATCTTACAAAAACATCCTTCGTTACACCTATAGGTTGCTTTTTTCCCACACACACCACATAATAATGGTTCTTCATTAGTTAAATTAATAACTTCCCAATCTAGTATGGTAATTTTGTCGTGTTCTACTTGTAAAAGACAATGAGCAAGATGTTTTATGCCTATATCAATGGAAAGTATATTCATTGATATGGACTAGATATAATATTATTCGCGTTGTCGCGCAGAAGAATGCGGGTCATTCATTTGAATGTATTCTTCTTCGGATATGTTTGGTATTTGTCGTTTATTATTTAATTGTTCTCGCGATAAATACATTTCTTTTAAATCACTCTTCTCATACCCATAAGGTTGGGTAGAATCGGTACAAGAACGATACAAATATGGTGAATTTGAGGTTTTGTTTGTTTGTGGTATATCCAAACAGTTACAGCAACCACTGCATGCTGTTTGTTGATTTTGCTTTATGATCTTATCAGCATTTTTCGTTAAAAAGGCTCTATAGTCAGCATTACTATTGATATTATTATCAATTACGATTTGATTATTCATGATTGCATTTGGTTGCCAAGACGAATAGTTTCTTCCGTCACTCATGATAGGAGGAAAATCAAAGTGAATGTTATTGCTTCCTTGTTTACACGTACCCCAGTTCATTATAATACCTTAAGATAATAAATACTCAATTAGTTCTTTTTTCTTTTTACCAGTTACCTTTCCTCCTTTTTTACTAACTAGGTCTTTTAACTCTTTTACACTTAGTTTATCGTATTGAGTTTCACTAGATACTAGGGGTTCCAGTTGTACTGCTTTTACTTCTACATCCACGGGTGTTACTTCTACATCTACGGGTGTTACTTCTACTTCTACGGGTGCTACATCTACTTCTACGGGTGTTAGATCTACGGGTACTAGATCTGCATCTAATTCTTCTAATACTACATCTACTTGTTCTATAGTTTCCGATACTTCTTTTGTAACTTGTTCCCTATTTACTTCGGTGTCTATATTTACTTGATGTGGAGAATCACTATGTAGTTGTACTGTTTTGTTAAAGGAACCTTCTTCTTCTTCTTCTTGTTCACTTTCACCGGATACAGAAGTATCTTCATACGATTCATCATCGTCGTCATCGCTTTCCTCATGGTTACATAGTTCATTGTTGCACGATTTATTACTAGAATTAATATCTAATTGGATTACTTCATTAGGTTTGCTTCCCCCACGTTGTCCTACTTTTAGTAGATTGACTTCATTGACTAAAGATTGAACTAATTGAAACATGGCATCGACTTTTGTATCTAATTTAGTTTTAATCGTTCGCACATAAAATGTAGTGGCTAATACGATTATCATCACTATGCCTAAATATACGTATACAATAGAAGAGTTCATTTACAAGATAAACCTAAAAATATATGTATATTTAACCGCATTTATGTATATAGTTTACTATTGAAAAATTAATTTTAAAAACTTATTTATAAAATGTTTATTTTGTGATTTACTAGAACTATCACAGTGAATAGCAAGATCAGGTCTTTGATTCGCTTCTATAATCACTCCATCTATATAATGAGGGGTCATTAAGTCCTTACACATATAATCAATTCCAGTAAGATTAATACCTAATACATGTGCCGTTTTTTTAAACATAGTTATATTATCAGGATGAACATTATTTAATGGAATGTTATAGATTGGTGCTCCATTATGATAATTATTCACTTTTGATACAATAATTTTTTTATTCGCAGGTATTATTGTATTTAAATGAACTCCTTGTGTTTTAATATAAGGAACATCATATTCATGAATTTTATATTTACTCGTTTTATGTTGTTTTATTAATTGTATTAAACTTGATTTACCATCACCTATTACATATGGGTTATCCCGTTTTACAATCCCCATAATTTCATTATTAAACACCATGATTCTATAATTATCTCCATTATAATGTTCTTCTATTATAATACGCTTTCTTGGATTTTGATTATTTAGTAAAGGATGGATGGCTTTTAATAATTCAGTTTCATTTTCAATATTAGTAGTTACTCCATATCCCTGTGTCCCTATATTCGGTTTTACTACTAAAGGGTATCTGAGTTTATTTATATTATATAAATTACTATGACTGGATAGTGAAGGATCCCATACATAGAAATTTGGTACTGATATATTATTATTTTTTAATAATTGATTTGTTCGTATTTTATCGTTACAATTTTTATCACCTTTTGTTGAATTAAAGTGCGTACCATAATATAAAGATTTTTTGCCCTTAGTTAGTACTTTATTATCATAATCTACGGAAATATTATTTCTATTTAATTCATCAACCATACAGGATTCTCTAAATGTAACACCTTCTTTTATTGGGGTTTGTATATAATATATAATAATAACTAAACAAGTTATACAAATTACTATATTTATATACTTCATTACTATATCTAAATATATTTATTATCTATTTAAAATATCTCCTACATATAGTATAATGGTTGATTTTTATGTATATACCGATGGTGCGTGCAGTAACAATGGCAAGGAAAACGCCAACGCTGGGATCGGTATTTATTTTCAAGACAATGATCCGCGAAATGTGTCTAAACGGATTACCGGTAAACAAACCAATAATAGAGCAGAGCTTCTCGCTATTATTGTTGCCTACTTTACTATAGAAAAAGATATACATGCGGGCAAGACAATTGTCATAGGTACGGATTCGGAATATGCCATACGTTGTTTTACTACCTATGGCGAGAAATGTGCCAAGCAATGTTGGAGAAAAGACATTCCTAATAAAGAACTTGTGCAACAAGGGTATGAGTTATTTAAGGATACTCCCACTGTTAGTTTGATGCACATTCGTGCTCATACCGGTGCAACGGATGTGCATAGTCTAGGCAATGCAAAGGCGGATCAATTGGCAACCCAGTGTCTTGGTTAATCACATGCATCCAGTTGTTTGCTGGCTTCTTCCGTGATTATGCTTGGATAGGCTAGTTGGTTTAATACGTGCATGCCGCCTTTAATGGTAGAAATGCCGGAAGTGATTTTGTAAGTAAATTGGATTCCCGTTTCTTTGGTTTGTGTTTGCATATGTTTGTTTATAATCTTGGGTTCCTTATCCAAGTTCTCGCAAAGATCCACAAAATGAGTGGTTAAGTAAAAACGAACCTTTTTTAAGCTATTCATATATTTTAGATACCCGTATGCTGCGGCGGATGCTTCAAATGGATTGGTACCAGAATACAATTCATCAAAGATAATAAAATGAGACTTATCTTTGGGCGCTGCGGCTATCTGTTCAAGTATATCTTTACATTGACGTGCTTCCGCTTGAAACAAGCTATCACGACCGGATGTATCTGGAATATTCATGTAGCAATAGAAATAATCAATGGGTTTAATTTTGGCTTTATCATAAAACCCCCCGCCGATTTGTTGAGAAAATAACAGATTTAATAACGTGGTTTTTAATATGGTGGTTTTACCGGAAGCATTTGGACCGGTTATGATATAGTTATGCTTTGTATCTACGGTATTTTTAATTGCATTTGGATTGTTTTTCAAACTAGGATAATAGGCGTTTTTCATGCTTGATTGTTTTTTACTTAATTTACAGTAGTGTATCTTGGTATTCTTGGTTAAAGCGTTAATGCATTGTAAATAACCGGTCATACCAAATGCATACAACATGGTTTTATGATAGGTCTCGCTAGTATGTAACAAATAAAATTCTTTCATGACAACACCGATTTCTAAGAAATTAGAAAACGAATAGGATAAGGGTTTAATGGTATCCAATGCCTTAATCAACTGGTCCAACTCTACCATGCGTTTTTCCATATTATTTCTAAAAGGTTTATATGTCTGGAGAGATTTCATGCTTTTGTCTAGTTCTAGCATGTGAATCTTTACTTTGGTAAGATATTGTTTAAGAGTTTTAATGTGTCCGTGGATTTTTTTAAAGTAAAAGATAAAACGATAACAGATAAGTATATTTTGATACATGGAATACATAAAAAAACCCACACTCCCTATCAAAGATATTTTTTCTTTTAGATTTGCTGTAGAAAACTTGGTAAGTAAAGCACCTACGGCGTGACGTTGCATGAGAGTAACCAAGGTTTCTATGTATTTATTCATGGTAATGGGTATTTTTTTCATGCGTAGCATTAGAAAAGGGAGAAAAAAGAATAAAAGGGGTGTTATTAACGATAATACGGGTGACATGATCGTAGACACCGATAGATAAAACATGGCGATAGGTGATTCATTTAAAAATAACAAATGATCCCATTCGATATATTGATATTTTTGAACGAAACCTTCATCATTTTTAATTTGTTTCCAAGTATCTTGAATGGAATCGTCTAAAATCAATGGTGTTTTTGGTTTATAGTGGGTGTATAAGTAAATCGAATCATTAATAAATTGTGTATCGGTAGTATAATTGCTACACCAGTGTTTTAGTAATATTTTACTAAAATCAGTTTCAGGCTCAAATACATAGTGATACATGGGTTTTGTCGTATCGTCTTTTGTTTCTAAACATTCCAAATCTTCTATTAACCGGGAATCTAATTGTGATACTTGCTTATTCAACATGATAGGTAGGGAAAATTCTTCCAAGATAGAAGACGTCTTATACATATTATTATATGTAGTTACATAGAATAATATACTAGGTTAAACGACCACGTCTTGTGGTAACTCTTTTATGGTTGTTTGATATACTTGTTCTATTCCTTTCATTAAATGAATATCATATTTGGTTACAAAATTAATAGCTGTTCCTTTTCTACCCCATCTACCTGATCGTCCTATACGATGCAAATACGTATGAACACATTTCGGTATGTCAAAATTAATTACGGTACTTACTTGCTGAATATCTATACCTCTAGCAGTTACATTCGAAGATATACATACACGATGCTTTCCATTTTTGAAATTTTGATAGGTTTCGTCACGCTCTTGCTTATCCATACCACTATGTATACAGCAAACCGGGAAATTATCCGATATCATGGCATTGTATAGATCAGAAACACGTTTAAGACTATTGCAATAGATTATCGCCTGAGAGGAGGATATCCACCCAAACAAATCTTTGATTGTAATAAATTTATCATTATCATTTTCTAAAGCAATGTAATACTGTGCAATACCCTCTAGAGTTAACATTTCACTTTTCACTAATATTTCAATAGGGTCTCTCATAAACTTTTTGGTTAACTCGTGCAATTCCACAGGCAAAGTAGCACTAAACAAAGAAACACATATCTTTTCCGGAAGGTATTGAAAAATTTGATAAATTTGTTCTTTAAATCCTACCGATAACATTTCGTCGGCTTCATCTAATACTAATGATTTTATATGAGTCGTATTTAAAATATTACGACGCAACATATCATTTAAACGACCCGGACAACAGACTATTATTTGAGGATTATCCTTTAACTGATTTATATTTTCCGTAATACTTACATTTCCAGACATCAAACAAATCGATATATTCATCATTTTCCCTAGAGATTGAAAAACAGAACATGTTTGATGCGCCAATTCACGGGTAGGTGATAAAATAATACTTTGTGGCATGGGCAGGTTTTCATCGATATATTGTAAGGTACCTATCGTAAACGCGCCCGTTTTTCCAGTACCAGATTGTGCTTGTGCAATTAAATCTTTTCCATTTTGCATGGATATAATGGCTTGTTGTTGAATTGGACTTGGTTTTTCATAACCGTAAGCATAAATTCCTCTTAATAAAGTAGTTTTTATGTTTACGTTTTCATCATCCCAATTTTCAAACGTAGTCATCTTAAATATATTAATAATACAGTTTTTAAGTATATAACGATAATCATATTAAAAATAAAACAATTACTATACTATATGTCGAATATATATGACTTAAGTGATTTTAAAATAATAAAAGAACAAGGGTTTGACTATACAATACCAGATGAATCCCGTGACTTAATTACTTTATTAGCAAATTTAGTAGGTTCTCCTAACTATTCAAAAAGTCCTTATTTTATAAAATCGGATAAAAAGAAAAAAAAACCTGTATCGACTTCAAATATAGGATGGGATATGTTACGAGCATTTAAGAAAACAGAAATAAAAGAAAAGTCGGAAACTGAACAAAAACTAGATGAAATTCGTATTTTAATGAACAAAATTACAAATGATTCATTTACTATGGTATCTAAACAAATCAAACAACATATTCATAGTGTTTCGGACAATGAACTTCACGAAAAATTAATTGCCTTGTTGTTTAAAATTGCCTCTTCGAATCGTTTTTATTCTGCACTATACGCTAGGTTGTACACGGATATTGTAAATGATTGCCCTACCTTAAAAATGTATTTTAATACTACATTAGAAGGATATATAGAACTTTTCAAGACTATAGAGAGTTGTAATCCAGACGAAGACTATAATAAATTTTGTGATATCAATAAACAAAATGAGAATAGGCGTGCGATTAGTTGTTTTATAGTAAATTGCATGTTATTGAATAATATAGAAGTCAAGGTCATTACGGATTTAATTTATTATTTACAAAAATTAATGGTGGATAACAATACGGATATTATGAAAATAGAAGAAATTACGGAAAACTTCTTTATCTTAGTGGAATGCGGTTTAGATAAAATTGTATTATCAGATGATTGGGGCAATATTTATGAATATATTCAACAAAATTCCTTGAATAAGTGTTTTAATAATAAAATTAGATTTAAATTTATGGATTTATTAGATCTTACTAATTAAAGACTTCTTACTAACTATAGTAAATGAATATTGTTATTACGGAAAAAGAAGAGGCAGAGTATGAGCCGGCGGCAGAGTATGAGCCCACTTATTGCATGGA